CAATTAGTTTGATGTAACAATCTGATAAATCATAAGCATCTAGATTGATAGGTTCAATTCCTTTATCATCATATTCTAACTTTACAAATAGTTTATGTGGATTTTGAATAAATTGAAGCTCCCTTGAGGCTAAATCAAATAGGTGAAATCCTTTGGCATCGCCATAATCTTGCCATGTTAATTCATATGGAGTTCCTAGATAAGATATGTTGTTGTTTGTTGACCGGTGATGATAGTGGCCCGAAAACACTTTATCAAATCTGTTGAATATTGAAGAACTTAGTCCACCATGGCTCTCAACACCTCGATACATAGGGAACCCTCCGATTTCAAAGTGACCAATACAAATGTCTGATTTACTAGTTTCTATTGTATCCAAACAATTCTGATAATTATCAGGACACATCCAAGGTATTAAACAAATATCAATACCTTTTATTAAATGAGTAACAGGCGATGATATAGGTATAATATTTGTATATTCAGCTAATAAAGTTTCAACAGCATTTGGAATGAGCGTATTTCTAAAATAGCAGTCGTGATTTCCTATAATAGTATAGGTAGTAATATTTTTCTCTAATAACCTATCAAAAAATATCTTTTTTGCTTGATCTAATATGTAATTGTTAGTGAACTTTCTAGTATCAAAAGTGTCTCCTAAAATAATTACAGTATCAATATCACCTATAGTTTCAAAGAAAAAGTCATAGAACTTCTTCTGGTGGTCTAGTAATATTGTAGAGGCTCCTTTTGCTCCAAAGTGAGGGTCGCCTAGAATAGCAACTCTATTCATGAAAGAATTCCTCTATAGTCATACCATTATAGGTCTTTTCAGGGTGTTCTTTCTTTTTCTTCTCAAAAATACTACCATCAAAATTGTTATAAGAATTCATATAATCTTTAAATGCGTTTATAAATTCTCCGTCTTCATCTTGTTCCTGAAGTTCATGTATATCCACAGTAGAGGAAGATAATAATTTAACTTTGACGTATGCCTGTTTTTTCTCTTTAATTATTCTGCGAACAAACGCATTATTAATAGCCTGAGTAAAATATGCAAATGGGTTACTTCGTTCTGTATCAAATGAATCCACGTATTTAATACAGTCCACTATACCGTCAGAAATCATTTCTTCTTTATATGGATATCTGTTAAAATTGTGTTTGTGAGCAATATTATTAGCCATCTTCAAAAAACACTCACCTATATAATTGCTTATTTGAGGCAAAGGACGTTCAATATTGAAGTTATCATTTAATATTTTTTTGCGTGTTTCATGATCTAATAAATCATTTTCAGTTGCTAATTGCTGTAGGATTAGTATCTCGTCTATTTTTACCTTGCGATCAATTAACCCTTGATGGAAATCTTTATTATTAACATAATGCGATGGTGTTGTCATAGTTCACTCCAGTTTGATATTTCTATTATTATAATATAGGTATGGTCGGATGTCAAGTAAATTTATTTTTGTTTTTTACTTGACTTATGTTGACAGTATGCTATAATGACTATGTAGCATATGAAATGAATAGTAATAGTTGTTATTAATTCTTAGTGTTACTACCTGAAACAAAGAATGATTTATCAGATAGTTCATTTATTAAATCTGTTTCTTGAATATCTGATTGTGGTGATACTGAAACATCAACAAGATTTTTATAGTATTCTATAGTAGAAGAATTTAGCAGGCTCATGGCTATAATATCCTGCTTAAAAATGTTAAATACCTTTTCGTCAGTATGAGGTATCCATGGAGTACCTGCTAGGACTTCTTTCTTTCCTTCTTTTAACTCTACTCTTACTATCTTCATTTGAACAGGAAACATTATAGTAAACGATTCATCATCTTCGCTAACTACTACAGCGATTATATTATCACCATTGGTTAGTTTCATAGTCACATATTCATGGTCTATCATTCTAGCATCACCTCAATTAATTTTGTTTTAAACTGTTCACTCATGTATATAGAGTATCTTTCTCCTGCGTGTAATAGAGTATAATTTTTATGTGATTTATAAGAAAGATCATCCGCTATATCAAACAACTTACAAATAGTTTTACCTTCTTTTAATCTCAACCCCCTACCTATAGACTGAAGATTTCTAATTTTAGATTTTGAAGGAGAAGCAAATATAATGTTTTCAATAGAAGGCATATTAATACCCGTAGAAAATACGCCAAAACTAGCCACAATTATAGCATTAGTTTCTTTTTCGCATATGATTCTTATCTCTTCCCTGGCAGTAGTAGCAACTCCACCATGAACAAAGAATATTTTCCTATCTTCGTGAATTTTATCTTTAATCATTTCATATAGTTTCTTTCCATGTTTATCAACAAATTGAAACAATACTAATGTATTACCTTGTGTGGATATGGCAAGGTTTCTAATAAATTTATTCCTTAAGGGATTTGTAACTAACCAATTCATTTCTTCTTGATAAGTAAAATCCTTTAAAGCATGTTTAGTATCTTTATCATATTTTAGAACTAAACACTTTACCATCAATTCAACTACTGATTTATTATCCATTAATTCTCTAGTGGTCGTAACTTGATATACTCTACCAAATATACCTTCAAGAACTAATTTATTAACTTTTGATCCGTCTAGTGTACCAGTTGTACCTATTCTATATTTTACACTATCTAATCTTTCCATGATAGTCGTAAGAGACTTGGATTTAAACTGGTGTGCTTCATCTCCAAAGATTACATCAAAATCTTTAAACCAGCTTTTTGGTTGATTGATTATAGATTGCCAGGTAGTTATCAGAACTTCTTTAGTAAATTCTTTAGTAAAGCCTGAATACAATTTTTGACAATAATCAGGCACGCTAAATCCATTAGCCGAGGAATAATCCTCAAAATCAGAATATAACTGTTCAACTAATTGGGTTGAAGGTACTACAATTATACATTTCCTACCGTGATTAAGATGATATCTTAGCAATGAATAAATGATTAAACTTTTACCTGAACTGGTAGGACTCAATAGAAGAACTCTATTTTTATCAAGCGCAACTCTTATTGCTTCTACTTGATAATCCCTAATTGCTATAGGATTGCCTCTTCCTCTCAAATTTAAATTATTTGCAAATGATTGAGCGTAATCTAAAGTAATACCGTTTAAGGCTAATAGATCATTATTGTATTCAACCTCATAATCATTCCTCTTGGCAAATTCAAGGATATAATCTATTAGTCCTGAATAAATCGTTTTGGTTTGAAGATTATAAAGCCTTAGGTATCCATCCCACAGTTTATTTTTAAAGGCAGGAGTATACTGATATCCTTCAACTCTAAATTTAAAGAAGTCTGATAGTTCTTGTTCTATTGATGAATCCGCAAAGACTCTGAGAAATACTTCGGAATGATATTCAATTTTGATTGTCATATTGTGTAATATAAGATAATGAATCAGCGTCCTTGCTGTTTCTATATTTATATCAAATTTACAGAGTTTATGCTCCAGCTATAAACTGTTTCCACGATACGATGTTTTTGAGTTGCCAATCTCTGGCTTTTATTTGACCTAGAATAGACTCTAGTAAATATATTCTAATGTTGAGATTTTCTATTCTGAATTTTAATTTACTCAATTCAGAATCACCATCTAGTAACTGTTCGCATTCAGATTTTATAGGTTTAGTACCTTGCCATTGTTCCCACTGATATTCTTTTAATTCGTCCCTAGATAGTTCGCCGCGATAATAACGAAATTTAACTTTCTTTAGAATACTATATTCATTTTGTAAATCATTAACTCTCATTTTAGCTTGAACTAAATGTCTAATGTACTTAGCATGTAATTTAGGTACATTAACAGACTCGTTATCAACATGATTTGAATCTACGTTGGAGTCTTCATCCCATTCTTTCATTATGTCTTCTGTATTCATTATCTCACCTTATAATATTAATGACAATTATACTGCCTATTCAATGAGAAGTCAATAGTTATTATTCCGAAAACTCAAACATATTGTATTTGAAGGTAGCATTACCAATTAGATAATTTACATCGGTGCTAGTGGATGTAAATGTCATAGCGCCTATAGATGTGATAACTATATCAGCATATCGTATAGTTTGAACAGGCTGATTATTACTACCTAAAATCTGAAGAGTACCATCTGAAAACTCTTTCATTAATCTACCGCTATAATTATTCTGTGAGTCAGCAAAATCTTGGAATTGACTATGGTCTGTGGGAAATCCTAGCCCTGTTATCCAGTCGTATAAAGCCCTATAATTAGCCATATCCTCATCAATTAAAAATTGGATTGATAAATCATCCCAATTTATAATATCACCCGCGAATGGTGTATATCCTAAAGGATTTAATACTTCTATAGTAGGTAGAGTTAATCCTGGGAGATTAACCTCTTGACAAAAGAAAGATATACCAGGCATCTTTTGTATTGAGAAATTGAATCCATTAGGAGATAATGGATTGATATTTGTTGGAACAGGGCAAGAAAGGTTTTTAGCCATTGAGTTTCTCCAAGACGTAGGTGAGGGTTCCACAATCAAAAATCTTATGTAAGCCTAAGTCTGTGGCTAATTCTGATTCGGATTTTGTTGTATCTGTTATATTCAACATTTGTAGAAGTCGTTTTTTCGTATACATTGAGCGGTATTTTATGGTACTAGTATTTATCTAAATAAAACCCACAAAAAAAGGAGTCCGAAGACTCCTTTCATAAATTACCTAAGTAATTTTATATTACATCAAGTTTGTAACTTTTACAAATCTGTAGTAAAAATTCTTACTAGCAGTATTACTAACATCACCTGAACCATCTAACAAGTCAACCATAGGATTAGAAACTAAACCGTAACGTGTCTTGAAACCGATTTTAGGTTGGAAAGTGTTTTGATCAACCGCACGAACCATTTGTAATGGAACATATGGACAGTAGAATAAACCAGCATCAAAAGCAGAAGTACCTTTATAGCCAACAGTAAAGAACTGTGAACCACTTGGATTGCCGGCTTGATTTAAGTTTTGTCCACCAGCATATGGATCAACATATACTTTGTATTTGCCGTTTAAGATACCAGCAAAAGTAGTAGATGCTTCATCAACATTCAAACCAGTAGCAAGAGCAGGAGCATAATCTAATACACCAGCCATTG